GCTGTGGGGCCATTACCGCGTTCTGCATGAAGCGCCCGGTGTCAAGGTCAAAGAACTGGTGGTCGAGCCGGGCATGTCGCTCAGCCTTCAACGGCACGCGGACCGCGCCGAGCACTGGCATGTGGCCGAGGGAAAAGCTGCGGCACGCGTGGGCAACAGCACACACATTTTGGGCGAACATGGCACCGTTGAAATCCCGCAGGGTGCGTGGCACCAGCTTTCCAACCCGACCGACAGCCTATTGCGCCTCATCGAAATCCAGTATGGCGCTCGGTGCGAGGAATACGATATCGAGCGGGCATCCACGGGGACGCCTGCCGCGCAGCAGCTTGACGCCGAATGCGGGAGATAAAACGTGCTGACAAAACTCCAGTTCCGTCCCGGTATTAACCGAGAAATCACCTCGTATAGCAACGAGGGCGGATGGTTCGACGGCGACAAGATTCGCTTCCGGTTTGGATACCCTGAGAAGATCGGTGGCTGGGCCCGCCTTGGGAACAGCACGTTCCTCGGGTCGTGCCGCGCGCTGCACATCTGGCGGACCTTGGGCCTTGAGACCTACCTCGGCGTGGGCACACACCTGAAGTACTACATCGAGTACGGTCAGGGGTACTACGGCGTCACGCCGATCCGCCGCACGGCGACGGCCGGAGCCGTTACGTTTGCTGCGGTCAACGGCTCTTCTGTGCTGACAGTGTCGGACCCGACGCACGGCGCGGTGGCCGGGGACTTCGTGACATACACTGATGCAGCCAGCCTTGGCGGCGACATCACCGCTGACGTTCTGAACCAAGAGTATCAGATCGCCTCGGTCGTCGACTCGTCGACCTACACTATTCTGGCGCGGGCCGTGGCCTCGCTGTCGCAGATCACGATCAACGGAGAGTACACCCCCACGCTTGTGGCGGCCAATGCTTCCGACACCAGCGACGGCGGCGCGGGCGTGATTGGCGCGTATCAAATCAACATCGGTCTCGACACATCTGTGTTTGGCACCGGCTGGGGCGCAGGCCCGTGGAGCCGCGGTGCGTGGGGCAGTGCCGCCACGATTGATCTCATCAAGGACACTCTGCGTCTGTGGAGCCACGACAACTTTGGCGAGGACCTGCTGTTCAACGTCGTGAACGGCGGCATCTACCTTTGGGACTCCTCTGCGGGGCTGAGCAACAACCGCGGCGTGGCGATCAGCGATCTATCTGGAGCAATCTCTGCCCCTACCGTAGCGACGCAGATCA